CGTCTTCTGCGAGGGAAAGCTGGGGACTATTACTGAAGGTTTGAATGCCCTATATAAAAGTTACTGCACGATTCAATACGATGATGGATCAAAAAACACAGGTTGTTGGGGTAGCTATCTTCTATTCGCGAAGATCTCCGCCGATGAGTTTCTTACCATCCCCTGCTACGCTATCGGCATCCTCCCTCCCGATGATGCTAGGCAGATGGAGCACAAAGACCGCGCGAACAAAAAAGACCAGCGCGTCTTCTGCGAGGGAAAGGATGGGATGATTACTGATGTTAAACATGATAATAAGGGTAGTTACTGCAAGATTCAATATGATGATGGAACAAAAAACACAGATAATACTAATGATGGATATCTTCGATTCGCGAATGCATCCGGCATGAGCAATCCTACCATCCTCTGTTTCACCAACAACAAGCCGCCGCTGATACCGAGTCCCAATACGTTGAAATCTGATTCGGGACAGTTCGAGCGCTGCGAGTGCCTTAACTGGGACGGCGATGAACCGATCACTCAGGAACCGCTCAATGGATATAAGTGCGAAGAGCTTATCCTCCTCCCGTCCAAAAATTGCATGACTAAGGACGCTGTAGATAATATGGTGAAGAGGGTGGACCCGTATAATCGCGAAAGTTTCGGATAAACTAAGTAAAGTCAACAATCTAAGATGACGAATATTAAATATCACTCATATCAATGAGTAGTTTACCAACAGGTTTTTCTTCTTCGCTTCCCATGCTGTTGCTGCGTTTGCGTGGAGTAGATTTCGCTTTTCGTTCGGTCCATTTGCCGGAAACGCGTTCTTCTTCAATAATCTTCCAAATGTTTTCAAGATGATGTCGTGTATGTTGAAACCATTTCTCGTTGCGTGTTACTAAAATGCAACTCACAAAATCAAGACGCCAATAGAGGTGTTTCAACCATGTATCGTTTTCGTGTTTATGCATCATTTGTTCTTCCCAAACCGTAAATTCTTCAGGCGAGCATTGGAAGGGAGCGTATTCATAATAATTGTCTTCATTTACGATAAAGTGCATAACCACACCCTTGTACTGGTTATCTTTACTTTTATAGAAGTCCCCATCTTCTTCAAATGCTTCTTTGGACTCGTATTCCGAGAATTTCGTTTCAAGAAAATCGCAATGGTTTAGACCGCATACTTCCATTTGGAGTTGCATTTGCACCCAATATTCTTCTTTGGGAATACCGGATATTTCGCGTGTAGTAGGATTTTTAATTTCTAGCATGCGTCCATACAATCCAGAACTAGGATCCACAATAATACCATCAGGCGAAGCTCCTATATAAGGATATTTGGGGTGTGGCAAGCACCCAAAATCTTCCACGGTGGTTTCATAAAGATATTCATAGTAGAGTACGGAAACAGGTTCATATTTAGTACCCCAGTGGAAGGGTGTTTCCGTGTATCGGGATTTGGTGTATTCTAAGCAGAGAGGTTTACATTTCTCGCAAATCAGTTCATTTTGTTTGGATTGGGAACCGTATGCTTTATAGGCGTTACTAGCGGTAATCATATTGTATCTAAATTTGTGCCATGTTTCGGTTCGTTGGTCGGGTTGTGGTATATTGCGTAAATAATGTATTTGTTTTCTTATATCATTTGTGTGTAAGGTTTTGGTAATAAATGTTTTAGAGTAGGATCTTCTGGGCATAACGTGTTTATAATAAATATTGAGTGCTTCTTGAATCACTCTATGAATAAGAGAAGGTAGATGGTGATCATACACAAGAAACAGTTGTTCGTATAGAATATCGTATAGATAATTATAGAGTTGTTGATCAAAGTTGTATTTAGCTAATAGGTATAGATGTTTATCCATATACTCGCTTATAAGGCAGTCTAAAGATTCTAATATGTCGGCGTGTTCATTCTCGGATAGATTTAGTTGCATTTATATATAATAGGTAAATTCTATTTAATATAAATCAATTTGTAGTTTTATCTTTGGGTTTACATTTTAAAGTCTTTTTTTTGCTTTTTGGAGCCAGTCCTTTTGTAATGCATTGTGTTTTTTCGGTGTTTTTCAATGTAAATTTTCCGGATTGTTTATTAAATACGAGATTAGGAATTTGTTTAATCATTCCCGTCGCTTTGTCGTATTCAATATCTTTTTGTCGTTGTATTTTTCGTCGTTCAAGGCAATCTTTTAGATAATAACCCAATTCTTGACTTTCTTTTTTCTCCAAGTTGTGTTCATTAGAGTATTTTCTGACAAAATTGGCTATTTTTTTAAGTTTTAAACTTTTATCTAATTTAGTCCATGGTAGTTGTTTGTTTACTTCTTTTTCTTTATCCAAGAATGCATCTAGATCAGTTAGATTTTCACTACTATTTGGAATAGGGTTATCTGCTTTTTGATTTAAAAGCATACTTTGATATTGTATATTTTTAAGTTCGTTGCACGTGGTATTGTGTTTTTTATCGTTCTCTTCCTTTATAGATAATTCAGACATTTATATATATATAAAGAGATATTTCTAACTCATTGTTTGGTAACTATAATAAAATGTTAGTATATTATAATAAGTCATGCCTACGAGAAAAAAACGTAAAAATAAATATACAGTAAAAAAGCAAAAGGGCGGTGTTGGACCAAACCAAGAACTGCTTAATGTATTAAAAGATAATATTGATGAAAATATATTAGACATAAACATACCAGCCGCCTATGATAATTTACCGAAACCTATGAAAATAAACAAGGTCATCATAGTTGCTTGCTTAAAACGAATAGATGAAAAGTATTTAGAAATGAAAAAACGTCATACTAATAAAACTCCTGAAGAAATACATACAGAACGTGGTGAAGAAATTATAAGATTATACAAATTTATACCCAAACCATTAAAAATAGATGATGAAATCAATCATATATTTATTTATTATGAACCTCATGTTATGATTCAACCAGAATTTCCAAAACGATTGCTTCATAATGAAATTAGTTTAAAAACCGCAATAGAGCGAGATCCCACAGTCTTTTATAAATTCCCAAAAATATATAAACGAAGGATTTTAAGGGATTATCCGGATTTATTGTTAAAAAGTAAAAATAGATTAGATATCAATCTTAAAGGGAAAATTAGATTTGATCCAGACTATCTTGGTTTAGTAAGAAGAGTAGATGCCTATTCTATAGGTGGTAGTATAACAAGTGCGGTAATTGCCTCGGGTATATTAGGTCCTGAAATAGCAAATGTTTTATTTCCTTTTGTAGAAAGCAATATAGCGACCCCTCTTACGGCGGCATTAGCACCCGTTGGCACTGGCATAGCAACTAATATTGCGAAAGTAGGAGCAGCACTTTCACCGTTAACTTCTGCACTAGGTATAGGATTAGCAGCGGTTTAATAGAATATTATAATATTGAACTATAGTATAATGGACGAAATTGCCGCAAAGCATTTGGTAGAGTTATTTGAAAAAAAAGAATTCAAAAAAACCTTTATAAAGAAATTGAATGAAAACATAGATATACCGATCATAAATGAAAAAACCGAGAAAAAGGTGTTAGATAAGGTGTACGATGTACTAGTAGATGCGTTAGAAACCGTTCTTACCGAAAAATAAAACGTGTTTAATGATTAGGTGGATATATAGTTTACTTTATACTCATTAATACTTCGTTGCATTTGTTTATAGGTGTTAGTTTTTTCTTTAGCATAATAATATAAATGACTATTATTGTGTTTAAATGTAATATTCCTCATCATAGTTAAATATCTTTTAATTTCATCATCTATTTGAGTTTGTATAACAATAATGTAGTAGATTTTACATTTATGTATAAGTAGTTGAAACCGTGTTTCACTAAGATAACTATCAATTTCATACCAAATGTCAATAGGAAGTAATTTTTCAAGTGTATTAGCAGGATTTGAATCTATTCTCCATAGGTTGGTACGTAAGTTTAATTGAAAATCCGGATATAGGTTAAAGTAATCATTTAACTTAGTTAGAATTTGTTTAGAAGAGGGTAGTTTTTTAATAATGTCTTCATAGGTTAAGGACTGCCATAGTTTAGGTGTGTATGTATAGTCTGCAAATTGAATAATATCATCCATACTAATTATGTTTCCATTTTTTTAATATGTAGTTGTTTGGTATATTTAAATTTTTCTAGATCAGTGTTACGTCTCTTAAGATTACATTCTAAGCAAGATATCACAACATTATTACTATTATGTCCCATACTATTGTCTATGCGATCTAATGTCCATTGGTTATCTTGTTTACATTCTTTATAAAACATCATTAGTTGTTGTTTACAATAAAAACAATTTAATTTGGATTCTACTAAACGTTGGATCACGGTATCAATAGGTATAAAATGATGTTTGCTGTATATCATATGTTTAGAATCTTGTTGTTTATAACCGTGTAGTTTTTTAGTAATAGCTTGTAGTAAAACATTTTTTTCATTAAATTCATCATTAAGATATAATTGATGAAGCATGGATTGTTGGTTTTCTACATCATAATAGGATTCATCTAGAGTATTTGTTTGTTTTTGTAGTTTAGGTTCTTTAAGGCGTACTCTTTTCATAGTTATAGTATAGGTAAAGGATATTTTTAAATAGTATAAAGAATATTATAGATTATTGCGTATATGTCCAGTTCTCTAGATAAGATAATTTTGTATGTTAAAAAGAAAGCGGAAAATGACGAAATAAATAATAAAAAAATTGGTCCTACGTTAGATCCATTGGTATCTCCATTGATGATGCTTCAATCTTCAGCAGTATCGGTAATGGAAATTGGAGTGCATACCATTAAACCTATCATTGAAAAAAATAACTATATTCATTCTAGTGTAGGAATGTGTGTAGATATTTATTTGCGCGTTGCGTTAATGATTATGTTTATGGTAACATTTGTAGAAAACTGCATTAGTCCTAGTAATAAGGAATTGTTAGCTTCTAGTATTAATAGTAATAAAAGTAAATTAGGTACTGTATGGTTGTGTCTAGTAGATACGCTTTATAAAACCCGAGAAAAGGAAATAGAAGCGTTTTTAAAAGAGCAGCAAGCAGAGCAGCAAGCAGAGCAGCAAGCAGAGCAGCAAGCAGAGCGGCAAGCAGAGCAGCAAGCAGAGCAGCAAGCAGAGCAGCAAGCAGAGCAGCAAGCAGAGCAGCAAGCAGAGCAAGATAAATAAAGTCTCTTTTATATATATAATGTTTAAATTATTCATAGAAGCGGTAGTAGTGGGAGTAATGGTAGTAGTAGTAGGATCAGGAGTAGGATTTGTAGTAGGTAAGATGAATTCCATGGATTTACCAAAGGTATGTAAAAAGTGGAATAAGAATCATGTCATGGAAATCTCTTTATTTTTCACAGGATTTGTATTGCATTTGTTATGTGAATTTACTGGATTAAACAAGTGGTATATTAAAAATGGATATGCAGTCAAAAATTGATATAAAAGCATGATGTTATAAAGTTATATATCATCATGTCTAGTTTTACAGTTCCTTCACCGATCACTCTCTATCTTTATGTAGACAGCACCGATGAAAAATTGCGAGACAAATATGTAGAAGCAGCAAACAAGCATAATGATAAGGTAGACAACACGCACTATCCGGATTCAGGATTTGATTTGCACCTTCCAGAGACGTGTCGTCTACTCAATATGAATCCAATGATGTATTCGTGTGATATGAAAGTAAAAGCGGCCATGTACGAGGGTGTTCAGCCGGTTGGTTATTATATGTATCCCCGTTCCTCTATAAGTAAAACACCATTGCGTTTGGCGAATAGTGTTGGAATTATAGATAGTGGTTACCGTGGTAATTTAGGAGCAAAATTTGATGTTAATACTCACCAAACAGGTTGGGAAAGTGAAGAGTATCATAGGTTGCTGCAAATTTGTTCAGGGACTTTGAAACCGTTTCGTGTTGTAATCGTAGAGACCGTTGAAGAATTAAATAAATATGGCGATACGGAGCGTGGCGAAGGAGGATTTGGTTCAACCGGTAAATAATAGTTAAAAAAAAAGTATTAGTAGTAATACATAATGGAACATATAGTATGGTTTGAGAATTGTTCCCATAATGATAAACACCAGGTAGGAGGGAAAAATGCATCTTTGGGAGAATTAAAAGCACTATCACAAAGTATGGGAATGCATGTAGGCGATGGTTTTGCGATAACAACAAAGGTGTATGATGATTTCTGTAAAGAAAATAATGTAGAGCAACAAATAGATACTCACTTAAAAGGATTAACCGTAGATAACATAGAAGGTATAAATAAAGCATCAGAAGAAATAAAGACCCTATTTATAAAAGGGTCCTTTCCATTGGGTTTGATTGATGAAATTCGCGAGAGTTATTTTAAGTTAAATGAACTGTATGGTGGTCAAATTGAAGTAGCAGTAAGATCATCTGCAATTGCCGAAGATATGCCTCAGGCGTCTTTTGCAGGACAACAAGATACTTTTTTAAATATTCCAAATGTAGTAAAATTAATGGATGCGATTGTATTGTGTTTTGCCTCGTTGTACAATCCTCGGGCCATATCCTATCGTATGACGCATCAGATAGATAAAAAGGACGTAAAGTTGTCTATAGGAGTTCAGCAGATGATTCGTTCGGATTTAGGTGCAGCAGGAGTAGCTTTTTCGTTGGATCCAAATCAAGGGTATACAAAAGCGATAGTGATCAATAGTGCATTTGGATTAGGTGAATTAGTAGTAAGTGGTGGTATTAAACCAGATGAATTTATCGTGGATAAGCGTGTACTTCATAAAGCAGTAAATCCTATAATAGGAAAAACGATGGGAGATAAAAATAGTAAAATGATATACAATATAGAAGGTGGTGTATACGAAGTAAATACACGAGAAGAAGAACGAACTGCGTATTCCTTAACAGATATGCAAGTAATAACCTTAAGTAAGTATGTAGATCAATTAGAAAAGCATTACAGTCGTTTATATGATAAATCAATATCAATAGATGTAGAATGGGCGTTGGATGGATTAAATGAAAAATTATACATCATTCAAGCGAGACCCGAAACCGTACATTCGCAATCTAATGTACATAAAATGCAAAATTTTATGTTGAAAGATAAACCACCTTTGCCGTTAATAACCGGTGTTGCAGTAGGTAGTCAAATCAGTAGCGGTACTATATGTGTATTAGAATCCATGGATCAATATAAGTTATTTAAAGAGGGGGATATATTAGTAACGGATATGACAACCCCCGATTGGGAACCTATCATGAAAAAATCCAGTGGTATAATTACGAATAAGGGTGGTAAGACATGTCATGCTGCAATCGTAGCGAGAGAATTAGGTGTAAATGCGTGCGTAGGAGCAGAAAAAGCCACCTCAACATTTAGTCAGGATGAAGAAATAACGATTTCGTGTGCCGATGGCGACATAGCTAAAGTGTATGAGGGTAAGTTATCTTATGTAATAGAATCTGTAGAGGTGGATGTAAGTAAAGAAGTACCCGTAGATTTGATGTTAAATGTAGGTTCACCAGAAAATTGTTTTAAAGCATCCATGTTGCCTCATAAGGGTGTAGGATTAACGCGTATAGAGTTTATCATCAATGAGTATATTCAGGTTCATCCATTGGCGTTGTGTGCTTATCCTAATCTTCCGGAACCCCTATATAATAAAGTAGTTCCTTTGGTAGGTAATAGAACAGGTGAATCTTATTTTATACAACAACTATCTCGTGGTGTGAGTAAAATAGCAAGTGCCTTTTATCCGGAACCAATCATAGTGCGTTTGTCGGATTTTAAGAGTAATGAGTATCGTAATTTACTAGGAGGAGAATTATATGAACCAAATGAAGAAAATCCCATGATAGGATGGCGTGGTGCTTCTCGTTACTATTCGCCTGAATATAGAAAAGCTTTTCAATTAGAATGTAAAGCATTAGCGTATGCACGGGAAGTCATGAAAATGGATAACATCATCGTCATGATACCTTTTTGTCGCACACCGGAAGAATGTAAAAAGGTTTTAGATTGTATGGCGGAAAATGGGTTAGAGCGAGGGAAAGGAGGTTTAAAAGTGTATTTAATGTGTGAGATACCAAGTAATGTAATAGAAGCAGATCTTTTTGCTCCTTATATAGATGGAGTATCTATAGGAGGAAATGATTTATTGCAATTAACTTTAGGTATAGATAGAGACAGTGAAAAGTTACAGTCCATGACGGACCATACAAATGTAAGTTATCGTAGGATGATAAAAAAGGCGATAGAGGATTATTCGTCGCATGGTGTAAAAGTAGGTTTTTGTGGTCAGCAACCCTCGGATAGTGAAGAATTTTGTACCTTTTTAGTAGACAGTGGTATAGATACGATTAGTTTAACACCAGATTCTTTGTTATCAGTTCGCAAGTATTTAGAGAATAAATAATATAATTATACATTAAGTATAGATGCGTAGAAAAAAAAATGCGGTGCATCCAGAGACCTTATCTCATATATCATATCGTGCGCGTAAAAAAAGACCACGAGTTTCGTTATGGAATATACTGTACAGTAATTTTCGTTCTAGTTATTCTAAAAAAATAGTTCCTACGGTTTATCTTTAAAAATAAAGGCTCATACCATTAGTTTTATGAATAAAACCATTTTTTTCATATACAGGTTTCACTTGATCCGTACAGTTTAAAATGCATTTATAACATTGATAATGTTTAGCAATGGTAATTGCATGATCTATTAATTGTGTAGAGTAACCTTTTCCTCGGTGTTCTTTATCAACAACTACATCTTCAATGTGTCCAACTTTTCCACCGCGATGTATGATTTTTTGTTCTATAAATAAGGTAATCATACCAATTGGTTTATCATTAAGAGTAAGTACAAATATAAAATGATTTTGTCCTAGTTGAGATATAATTTCTAAATATTCTTGTTTTTGTATCATAGGTGCACTAGTTAGTTGCTGTAATAATTTTAAAACATCTTTATAAGAAATAGTAACTCTTCTTATGTCATCAATAGCAAGTAGTTGCGGAGTGGATTCATCGAGTATATGTTCCATACTATATATATGGCAACGATAAAATGGAGTACAGGTGAAACGTATCACCAAAGTTATAGAAAAAATAAGAGACAACACGCAGAGCAGCAGCATGCGGAGCAACAGCATGCGGAGCAACAGCATGCAGAGCAGCAGCATGCAGAGCAGCAGCATGCAGAGCAGCAGCATGCAGAGCAGCATGCAGAGCAGCAAGCAGAGCAGCAAGCAGAGCAGCATAAAGAAGGCAATGTGCATGGAATAGGAAGAAATTTTGTATTTAAAGATAGTTATAAAGAGGAAGTATTGCATCGTATAGGTGAGCGTGAGCAAATGCAACAATGTTGTGTTAATCCATTTGTAGGGGATAATTTTATAAAAGATTTAGCGGTGCAAGAAGAATATTTAAAACCTAGAAATTCTCATTATTCTAAATAAAATAATGTTGTAGTATATATAATGGGTAAAACGAGAAACTATAAAAAAAACAAAAAGCGGGGAAGAGGTACTAGAAAAATATCTAATAGTATACACGGATTAAATAACTCTTTAAAACATATCGTTAGACAATTAACCGGTAAACCATTTAGAGGTACTATTGGTGTGGTTAGCAATTCAGTTATAAATACTACAACACCTTTTATAGGTAAGATACCTATAGCAGGTAATTTAATTGTGTATTTATTCAGGAAAAGTAATAAAGCCTTATACATTGTATTGACTACTGCCGACAACATAGTTGATTCTGGTGGTAATATTATTACGAGCGTCATGGATGGTGCAACAGATTTAACAGTCTTAATATTAAATTTAGGTAAATAATAACCAATATATCATTATAACTACTTAAAGTAGTGATAATGATAATTCATATAGAATGTCTGGATTATATGCAACACAAAATAATTTATTGTTAAATACTTTAAATGATTTTTACCAAAAAGATAACAACATAGATAAGATGTTGTCTATCATTAACGGACAATCTAAAATATCTTTGCGATTGGTAGATTGGTTTGTTACAAATTATTCTAAAAAACATTTTGTAATATATACTTTAAATGATAGTCGGTTTAAGGTTTATGACGATTATAAGTTAAAGTTGCGTGCTTATTCTAAAAAACGTTTTGATCCTTTTTGTAGATGGGATCGTATATCCATACCTTACAAGGAGAATGCGCGTATTCAGACTACCATAGGTCAATTAAATTTTTTTAAATGGGCATTGGAAAATAATATAGTAGATTACATAGAACATCATTATGAAGACATAGAAAAAGATATGAATGCGCGTAATAGTAGTTCAAAAAAAAACAAAAAAGAATTAGTTGATAGCAAAACACGGAAAAAACGTGAAGAGTTGTCTATTTCCGCTACGAAATCTATTAAAAAGGAAACCGTAGAAATTGTGGTTAAGTTTGATTAGTTTTATACCCATTAAAACATACAATATCTGTAATATCACAACGTACTGATTCTTCCTCTTGAACTTCATTAACAGGCGCTTGCTGCTCTGCTTGTGCTTGCTGCTGCTCTGCTTGTGCTTGCTGCTGCTCTGCTT